CCTATCCCCTGTGTGCCTTGGCAGTCTCAGCCTCTCTATGGGCAGTCGGTGATTTATCGTCTGGGAAAACGTCCCCGGCGTCCTCAGCGACAAAGGGAACGCCTTCGGATGCTTTCTTGGCGCGCTTGCTGGGGAAGACTGCGAGCTGCAGCCTCCAGGGAAAAAATGGCAGGACGCTGGTTGTGTGTATGGACCCAAAAGAACAATCGCGTGGAGGATCTTGGACGCCCAATATTTCGGCCTGGCCCAACGACGCCGTCGTGTGTTCGTTGTCGCAAGTGCTCGTGACGCATTCGATCCCACCGAGGTACTTTTTGAGCGAGAAGGCGTGCGCCGGGATACTGCGCCGCGCCGAGGCGAGGGGCAGGACGTTACCGGAACAGCTCCTTTCGGCCCTGCGCTCCAGTGCGGAGAAGGATGCGAGTATGTCTTCCCCGAGCAGTTAGGCGCCTATGGCTGCCCGAACTGCGAAGGCGACTTCGGGCCAGCGGTATCGATGTTCGGCGGCATCCCGGCCTTCGGTGCCGGCCGCATGTCCGGTTCCATCGAGAAGGCTGGCACCCTCACCCACCATGAAGGCCGGAACGATCTGGACAGCGAGACGTTCTTTGTTCAGCCAGATGTCATCGGAGCCTTCACAAGTAACGCATACAGTGGCGGCGCAGGCGGAAGACCGGAGGGCGCAGCGGCAGGTCACTTTCTTGCGGTCGCAGGCGCACTACGCAGCACAGATGGCGGCGCCGATGTCGACCACGCCCAAGCTGGTCACTTGATCGCAGGCACACTCAACGCCAACGGAAAGGCCGCTGGCAGCGCCACTCAGCAGGATGCTGAATCGGGTCTGCTGGTGGTGCATGGCACGCAAGACCCTGGTGTCAGTGACAGTCTTGCCTTTGCCTTGGGCCGAAACAACGGAGCGGAAAATGCGTTGCTGGCCTTCTCCTGCAAGGATCACGGCGCTGATGCCGGGGTGATTGCGCCGACCCTGCGCGCAATGAATCACTCAGGCAGCCATGCAAACGCCGGCGGCCAGGTAGCTGTGTGCATCACTGGAGAAATCACTCACACGCTGAAAGCTGAGGGATTCGACGGTAGCGAGGATGGGACAGGTCGCGGGCAGCCGATTGTTGCGTGTCGAGAAGTGGCGCAGACGCTGACCTGCAACTACGGCAAACAGGTCGACAACACGGACTCAGCCCTGGGCCCCAACGTTGTGTCGCATACAAGCTCTGTGCGCCGACTCGTTCCTGTCGAGTGCGAACGACTCCAAGGCATGGCCGACAACTACACGCTGATCCCCTGGCGCGGCAAGCCTGCAAGCGAATGCCCAGACGGCCCCCGCTACAAGGCGATCGGCAACAGCAAGGCCGTCACCGTAGTTCGCTGGATCGGCCGGCGGCTTCTGCAGCAACTCAAAACCAGCCCGTACGGCGAATAACTTCTACAAGCTTGAGAATCGCTGTGACAAGCAGAACGAACTTCATAAATTTGTCGAACATGGTCTGAGCCTCTTTTTCAAGTCCGCCCAGTTTATGACGCGCTTATTGAAGTTCTCGCGGGTGAAACCTTGTAGAAGCCCCGACTACAACTACCTCTGAAATCTTTCCCCCATTGACCCCACTCCACCGCCCGGGCATGGCCCGGCAAGGACTCCCCATGCCTACAAAACAGAAAATCCCTGTCGTCTACGTGGCCGGCCCTTACCGCGCCACAACCCGCGAACTGATTGCCGAGAATATTGCCGTTGCCAGGTCGGTCGCGGTCGCCACCGCCCGTCTGTGCTGGTTCCCGCTCTGCCCGCACACCAACACAGCGCATTTCGATGACGACCTACCCGGTCAAGACCAGTTCTTCCTTGACGGTACCCTGGCGCTGATGGAGCGGTGTGACGCGGTTGTCCTGATCAATGGCTGGCGATACAGCGCCGGAACCCTTGGCGAGGTACACCGGGCTCGCGAGCTGGGTATGCCGATCTTTGCATGCCTGGAAGATTTGCCGACGGCCGAAGAGTTTGCTGGGATGACGGTCGTGAGTGCCCATGATCTGGTAACGAGGGAGGCTGTATGAGCCAAGTTGAGCGCTACTGGATCGACCCCAGCCGATTGGTTCAGGAAGGCTGGCACCAGGACGACACGTGTGTTGTGAAGGATTGGGCCTATGACCGAGTTGTCGCCGAGCGTGACGCCCTGCAAGCCCTGCTGACCGCAGCGGATGAGCGGGCGGATGCGCTGGAGGTGTTGTTGCGAAAATCAAAAGTTGCCGTAGATGACATGGCTGAAAACTGTGAAGACCAAGCTGATTGGGAGTTGGCTGGCTCTATGCGCAGACTATCTCAACATATCGACGCCGAACTCGGGCCAGCTAAGGCGACTCCTGACTTCCGGATGATAGGCACCGAGAAAATGCAGCCTATGGAGTACGACGAGCCATGAAAGCCCAACTCCCCGCCTACTGCTGGTGCCTGCTGGCACTGGCACAACTGATTTGCTGAGGTATTTATGAACTTCCAACCACCTGACCCGCCAGAATACGGCCATTGCCTGACGTGCAAAACGTCAATCCATCAGGACGAAGTACGCGGTGACCACTGTATTGAATGCGAGCCCGAAGCCATGACCACCAACCAAACGATTGACGGCGTGCCGCGTAGTCTTCTGCAAAGCCTTTACACCGACACCTTGCAGCAATGGGGTGTCGGGGGTAACGCTGCTAGTCAGCTGCGCGCCCTGCTGGATAAGACCGATGCCGATATTCCGGCATCGACGCCCCAGGGAGTGCCGGTGGCGTTAACGGCAGTCGGTGTATTGCGCGACGACGGTGACGGTGGTCTGGCGCCAGGGTGGACCCTTGAAGGCGGCACGGCTGAGCTTTGGGAGGGTGCTGTGCTACTGATCGCTGCCGAGGATCAGGAGCTGTGTGCCGAGGATGGGCATTGCACGTTGTATCGCGGTCAGTCCGCGCCGGTAGCGGTGGTGCTGCCTGAGCGTAGAGACTTCTCGCCTCAAAGCGATTCGGAATGGGGCTGGAACGCCTGCCTCGACGAAGTAGCTCGCCTGACCGCCACGGTTCGAATCCCTGAGCCCCTGGTTATGACCGACGGCCTGCACACCTACGAGTACGTCACCGGCCACAACGCCGCAATCGACAAGATGCTGGGCGTCAGACCCTGAAAGAGTACGCCTGTACTCCTTGCGACAATCTGTAACCCCTCCCCCTTCAAAGTCAGCCGCTATAGCGGCAAGGACGACACATGTCTGAAATAAAGGAACGGCCCATCCTATTCTCGGCGCCAATGGTGCGCGCCATCCTGGAAGGCCGGAAGACGGTCACGCGGAGGGCAATCAAGGTTCAGCCGCACATCGATGTTAGCGGAAATTTTGCGTAGGTAACTCCAGCTACGGCCAGGACGGCTACGGAAAACCTGTAACCAAGCACTTCGTCAACGGCTGCTGCCCCTATGGCAAGCCCGGTGACCGGCTGTGGGTGCGTGAGACCTGGGCCCGTGTCGGCAATGACGATCCGGGCTATCTGACCTTCGGCGCCACCTACCCTTCCTGCCTTCCGCCAGAACTGGAAAACATTCCGCCTGCCAGCCAGATCCGCTGGAAACCCAGCATCCACATGTTCCGCCGCGACAGCCGCATCCTGCTGGAGATCACCGACGTGCGCGTCGAGCGGTTGCAGGACATCAGCGAAGAGCAGGCGCTGGCCGAGGGAATCATTCCTCACGTCCGTGGTGGCTGGCACTGGCACCAGCATGATCCGAGCAACGTTGATGACTGGCATCAGTTCGGGTTCAAGTCACCTGCCTTTGCGTTCCAAGACCTTTGGATTGGCACTGGCGGCGACTGGGACGCCAACCCTTGGGTCTGGGTGGTCGAGTTCAAGCGGGTGACGCCATGATCGCCACCCTCTAGTTCGCCTACGTCTTCATCTATCGAGGATCAGGCCATGATCCTGCGATCCGGATTTATTCGGCGAAAGTTAGAGTCGATCACCGACTGCCCATAGAGAGGCTGAGACTGCCAAGGCACACAGGGGATAGG